CGATATCAATCAAGCGAAGAGCCGCTGATGGTAGTGACTGCTTACTGCCATCGACACAAGCCAACGTGGTGTTAACCATGTTCGCATCAGGTCTATGCAGAACGACCTCACGCTGTGCGTCATTAAAAAACTTGAGCAGCTCCGCATTCGGGAAGCGAACATTCGTCGCGTCCTGCAAGATGATCGAAGCGCGATCCAATATGTCAACGACCTTAGTTGTCGGCATTTTCTTCCTCCCACTCGATCACTTCCAGATCGGCGTTACCTTTGAACAAATCGTCGTAACTAAAAACGTTGCCCGTGATGATGTTTCGCACCGTCTTAGGTCTCATGACCTTTGGTGCTGGAGTCGGGTCATCCCGCTCTTTCTCTAGCCGCTGCAACTGATCCTGAAGATCAGACAGTTTCAAGCGTCGATCCAGCTTCATGCCGAATTGATTGAGAGCTTGCTCGTAGACTTCGTCTTTGTTTGTTGCAACGTCCATAAAATTCACTTGTTAGTTAATGGAGAAAGGGGCTGCGAAAGCAGCCCCCATCCAGTAGACCTCTTAGGTCCACTTACCTACGACCAATGCGTCAGGAGTTACGACCTTAGATCCGTAGACCTTCAAGCCGCGAACCTGATCACCAAAGGTAGACTCCATGCGAACAGTTTCCGTATTGGTAAACTGAGACGCGAAAGAGATTGCCTTTGGGTGACCCGCAAGAACGTGGGTGTAGCCAGCATCGGTGCCAGATCCTGGGGTGTAGAGCATGTTGCTCTGGTACACCGTAAAGCGATCAACAACACCAACCTTGCCGTTACGCAAAGGAGATGTGTCATCGCCGGTCAGGTAAGCCTGACGCAGCTCGCTTTGCTTGAGCAAAGAAACAAACTCAGGAGACAGGACGATAAATCGACCTTCTTCTGGGATGTTAAGCTCATCCAGCTCCTTCGCTTGATCCAAGATCGAGGTCAGGATGTTGGAAGCGGTGATGCTGGTTTGAGCGCCAATGGTGGTCGCACCAGTCACTACACTGCTCAGTACCGAAGTTTCAACAGCTACGCGCATGCCCTCGGCAGCATCAGAACTAGCTCCTTCCAACAAATTAATGTCAGCTTGTGCCGCCAAAACATCGTCGATTTTGAAGCTATAGTATTTCGCCTGGTCAATTAGAAGCTCAACTTTAGCTGTGGTCAGCTCTTGAGTCGTGATCGAACCAGCGTAGTCATTGATCGTTACAGCAGGAACCGTGCGGATCACAACCTTATCGCCCTGACCAGAAATCTCACCTTCGTAGTCGGTGTTAGAGATACTGGGTAATACAGACGAGCTGTAGAACTTAGCTTGCAGAAGCTTGCTAAAGACTTCAGGGATGAAGTTTACTTCGGACGTAGCGCCCGTGGAGAAAAATGAAAAAGCCATTATATTGTCCTCACAAGAGAAAATTTAACGGCGGATCGATCCCTCAGCCTGCGCCCTTAAGATATCGACTTTATGCTTCTCGAATTCAGCGAGAGGCATGTTGACGATGTCTTGGACGGTCCAAGATTTCTTTCCACCTGTAACATTGGCTTTTCGCGCTTTGGGCAATTTCGGTTCTGCAACCTCCTTTGCTCGCGCTAAAGCCGACTCTTGCGGCGTTTCAGGTTTGACTCCCATGTCGGCTTTGAATCTGTCTAGAACAAAGATCACATCATTTGACGAACCAGCATCTACCCACTCATGGACTTGACTGTCCTGAGCGTCTAACCACAACGCCCAATCCGATGTCTGCGTGACTTCGTCAACGTCAGAATGGACTGCGCGAATACGGTCAAAGTGCTCTCGCACTGCTTCCTCTTGCTTCGCCTCAAATGCTCTTCGCTCTTGACCTTGAGTCAGAGCCGCCTGTTCATCCAACCTTGCTCGCATCTGATCCAGCTCATCCAAGAGAGGTCCGGCAACGTCAGGGTATTCTTCCCTTACCTGTTGCAGCTTCTCTGTGTTTCGCTGCTCATCTGCAAGCTGACCCTTTAACTGAGTAACGGAGCTTACTAAGTCAGATACTTGCTTCCTTAGTTCCGCCGCTTCCTGAGTCGCTTTGGTCATTTTCGCCTGAGCGCCTTTCATGGCTCGTTCAGCTTTTTCAATTCGCTGTTCTGCTTCAGAGTCGTCGCCGCCGACCAACTCTTCTTCAGGAACCTCTTCCGCTATAGCCTCTGCCGTGTCCTCTGGTTCTGAGGGGGCTTCTTGAAACACTTCTTCCTGCTGCTCTTCAGTGTCCTCCGCCGAGGGTTGAGTCGCTGCGTTCTGATACTGTTCCATCAACTCTTTAGCTTCTGCCTGCAATCGCTCTGGGTCATTTCTACTAGCCATCAATTCCTCACGAGTCCGCTACGGGATGTTCGTTATTCGATTGCGGATATCCTCGAAGGGGTCCGCTGCTTGTCGAGAACCGCTTTCGCGGCGTCCTCAAGTTCCAATAGGAAACGGATCTCACTGACCCGACCCTGCTCGAACCTGAAATTCTTTTCGTCTGCTTGCTCTAACCGACTCTGCGAGTCTTCCAACCTACATTGGAATAGGCTGATCACCTGCTGCCATTGGTCCTGATGGCGGAGCCATAGGACCGCCTGCGCCTGCTGCGGCGAGAGCTTGATTTTGGAGGGCTTGCTGTTCAGCTTGTAACCTCTCTTCAGACTTAATAATTTCGTCAGGATCGATATCCATCGATTGTGCGATATCACGCAACAACCGTGGTCGATCTACTAATGCCAAGTCCGTGGGATTGGAGACAAGCGACAAGAACTGAAGGAGTCGCTGACTCTGCACTTCTTTTTGCACAAGGGCAGTGCTACCCCTTGGTACGACCTTGAGGTCGCCTTTTGCTTTCTCGTTAGTGCCAAATTCCATGTTGTAGTGAAACAACGCCTGAACCATAGGCTCTAACAAGAAGTCATCGATGTTCTTAATGGTGCTCTTCAGTGCGATATTCGCAGCACCCATCAACATCGACATGCCAGTTGCGGTTTTGTTCAAACTCCGCGACTGCTCGCCGTGAGTATACGACGGCAAACTGGTAGTTTCATCCGCAAATCTTCTGAACAATTCAACGATTTGGTTCAAACCATTAGCGTTTGCAACGGGCTGATACCAGCGTACTGCTGGCATAGAACCATCGCCACCTTCACGCAACCAGACTCGCCAAGGATGGATGTCGGTTGGGTCTTCACCCGCAGCCAAAAGGTCTGTGTTGACCTCCATCATTGGTCCACTAGACAGCGCTAGGTTATCAAGCCAGATGCGAGTAGCCGCGTTCATAGTCGTCTGAGAGTCACGCATCATTCGTGGCACACCAGTACCCCAGAATTGATGGGGTGAGCGCTCATACGGAAATATCTGGTACGGGATTTTGTACCCCGCAACAGGATTTAGCATCACTTTTATGACGCTGGTCCCGCAGATCCAAACACAAGCGCTATAAGTGTCACTGAGATCAGCGTCTTCAGGTAGCTCAATGTTGTGGTCTTTGAGATCGTAACCATCCACGGTGCCCCAATACTCCAGTACTTGGAAGCGATGGCTCTCTGCGTGGTCATGAATCCCCGCTATGCGTCGGCGATCACGCTCATGCTCTTCTTCAACATGGTTACCTTTACGGTTGTTCTTGAGCAGGTACTTGATCTCGTCCGAGTCAAACCCCGGTAGATCTGACAGGTCTCTGAATTGCTTTCGCGTCAAAACGTGACGGCGGAACAATCCTTCGCAATCGTCCAGTGTCGTGCAATAAGGGTCTGGATATAGATCAAAGATAGAGACCGACTCAACCTCTGGCATCGGCTTTTCAATCTGAGCCAGAGCAAAGCCCTGCTGACCTGTCTGAGGGTCAATTACCTGCGAGTAAGACTGGGTGCGATCAATCTTGACCGTTCCAGCTTTGACCGCTCCAGAACCAAAAATACAAGCTTCCAAGATGCTTTCTTTAAGCTTCATCTCGGCATTGTTCTCTATGAGCTGATCTTCTATCTCTAGAGTCATAGCCTCAGCGGCTTTCTCCGCGATTTCTTTTTCAGCGTCGAGAAACTCTTCCTCCAACTCCATCATCCGCGCAGCAATCAAATCCTGATTCATTGCTGGGTCCATGCCGCCAGACGCAGCGATCACTTGCTGCATAGCCATCTCACGCATCTGCATCGCTTTGATTGGGCTGATCGTAGGGATTGGAGTGGGGTGTATGGCGAAGTACAAATCGCCGTACTGAAATAGTAGGTCAATGATCCGGCTGTACGCCGCCATGACTTTTGTTCTGGTAAGACCAACAAAGACTTTGGAGCGAGCACCACTCTCGTTCAGGCGAGCCAAAACATCCGGCTCATACTGACCCTGATACTGACGAAGGTCTTTCAACCACTCGTTCTCAGTTTCTTTGCGAGCGTCTTTGTATTCTTGGAAGACATCAGAAAGCCTAGCACCCAGACTGACCAGCTCTTGGTCTTGGTTGCCATCGTATTCTGCGTCGTCCTCAGGAACGTCTAACTCGTACTCAGCCATCAATAACCCGCCACAGAGTCAACCGACTCATATCGTCGTTGTATGATTCTTGCCCTTGGTCTGGGCATTGAAGCGAGTCCGTGCAGGGCTATAGC